GCCGGCGATGGAGTCGATGAGTCCTCGCTCGAGCGAGGGGCCGGCGGTGAAGACGCGGCCGCCGCCGTAGTTGGCGTTGACGGCCGACGCGGTCAGACCGCGACCCGCGCCGATATCCGCGGCAAAGAGCTCGTGAATCTCGTCGAGGTAGGCGCGAATGACAGCGCGCCCTTGCTCGGTCGCAGGGTCGGGTCGCTTGTCTGGCGCGGCGCTGCTCGTGACGTCGACGCTGTACGAGCGGATGAAGTAGGTCGCGACGACTCCGACGGAGCCGAATGTCGATACTTTGTCGGCCGCTTCGATGGGCCCACCGTTCGCGGCGATCGCGTACGCAGCTGATGCTGCGAGGGTCGCCGTCGTGCGCTTCGGCTTCGAAAAGCTCCTCAGGTCAGCCAGCAACGCGAAAAGCCCAGCAACCATGCCGCCTGGGCTATCGATGATGAGATGCACAGAGGCGACGTCCGGATCGGTCTGCGCTTGCGCCAGGGACGCGCGGATGTCCTCGTAGGTGTCGTATTCAACCCCGAAGTAGTCGAGAATCCAGTCGTGCTTATCGAGCAGCGGCCCGGAAATGTGGATCTGAGCCTCGCCCTTGACGACCTTCAGACCCTTTCCCGCCCGCGCCTCGGCCTTCGCGAGCGAGAGCGCCTGAGCCTGCTCGCGCACCTCGGGCGAGGAGAGCACGGCCTGCGCCTGCCCATAGGCTTTGTCGATGTGGATCCCTGCCTGAGGCAGAATCATCCAGAGATTTGGGATCATGCTGCCTTGTCTTTGGGCTTCTCGTCCTCGTCGGCGGCGGTCTGCGACGGATCAGGGGGAATAGTTCCGAGAGGAACGCCGAGGGACGCCGCGAGCCGGCGCTCTTTGGCCTGCATGCGAATGTTCCGGGAGAACTTCGTCCCAGTCAGCTCGCGGCTCGAGCGTGTGTGAGTTGTGAGTCCGCGATCCAGCAGCAGCCCCGCTCCGTTCGCGGCCTTCACTGGGTCGATGAGCGGCTTCACTGGGCCGCTCCACATGGCTCGAGTCCAAGCGGCAAACCTGTAGCGATCGGACGCCGTACGGCCTCTCCACGCGTCGATAAATCCAGGGGCACTCAGGCGATTCGCGAGCACCTCGCCGATGAGCCAGTCCGAATAGACGGGCTGACAGTTCTGGGAAGCGAAGCTTTCGCGCTCGGGCTCGAGCGAGTTGCGGAGTTCGCTGATCGCGGCCTGAGAGGCGGAATAGTTCGAATTGAACGCGAGAAGGACAATTTCCGGCGGAAAACCCTTCGACCAAGAGATCGACGCGACGATCGCGCGTTCGAAGTCGCCGAACCTCTCGTCCGTTCCTTGACCGCCGAACGTCTTGATGTCCTCGCCGGCGGAGAGGTGATCGAGCGTCGTACCGGGGAGGAATTCGGTGGCGGAGTAGTTTTTTGCCTCTCCGTTTGACGTGGTCTCGGTGACCTGAGTTCGGCGAGTCGCGCCGCCGGTCAGTGGGCTCGAGCCGATAACTTCGTCCTTTTTCGTGACGAAGAGGGCGATCATGCTCGCGATCACCGCCTTGCGCAGGGTCGCGTCTCGGTACCGATCGATCTCCTTCAACGACTGCAGAGCGTTCGCGAGGAGCGGCTGCCCGCGCACCTCATCGAGGCGCTTATCGGTCGCGTAGTACAGCCAAGCGAGGCGTCTCCCGCTCTTCGCCACCGCCGGCAGGCGTTCGCTCCTGCCATCACTGTGCTGGATCCAGTAGGCGACGTGGCGGCGCTCAGCGTCGAGCTCCACACCGTGGACGATGTTCGGATCGCCGAACTTCTCCATCGGGGTTTGGATGCACGCGCCATTGACGAGCTGAATCCGAGGGGGACCCCCTTCGAACTTTGATGCGCGCATGACCCACAGGACATCGCCGGCGACCATCGCTTCGAGCTCCGCCTGTTTTTGGATCTCGCCGAACGTCTGGCGGCCGTAGTAGTCGCAGAGCTCCGGACTGTTCGCCCAGAGGTCCCATTGCATCTCGGTGATATCGGTCCACTCATCGAGTGAATCTTGCGCGACGCCGATGGTGTGCTCGACAGGCACCGCCTCGAGGTCGAGGCCGGTGTTGATTTTGTTGGCGAGAATTCGCCCAATGAAGCCCTGGGCGTAGTGATTGCGGTGCCAGAGCTCGAGCGACTTAGCCCGGAGCGACCAATAGTCGATGTAGAGCTCGACGTTGGGCCCGTAGCCGCCAATGAATTTCTCGCCGTCGTGCCACCCGATCCGCCATCCACCGCGCTCGGCGATCGCCTGCAGGCCAGCGTTGTCGTTCGCCGCTGGCGACGGTTTCTGTGCCTCCGCGCGCGAAGTCGGGAAGAACGCCTCCATCATCGGATCGCGGCGACGACGAAAGAAACCCATCTCAGAATCCAGGACGCGCGACGGCCCCTTGACCGAAGCACTTCGCCTCCAGCTCGGCGATGCGCGCGAGGAGGCGTTTTTGCTGCGAGTACAGAGAACCCACCTGCTGTTTGGTCACCGACTGCCGGCTTTGTCCGGTGTCGAGCGAGTACGAAAACGCACCGCCCTCGAGAGCTGCGATCGCCTCGTCGAGCGCGACGAGCTGCGTCTTCGCTTTCTCGAGCTGTTCGCACCAAAAATCAGCCATTGAACATGAATCGCCCTTCGGCGCAGAGATCCCAAAACTCGGCCCAGGGAACCGCGTAACGCCCAGCCTGCGGGTTTATGGGGAAACACTCGTGCGCCACCATGTCAAGGAGCGCGCTTGCGAGGACCGAGAGGTCCCAGAGTTCGTTTCGAGAGCCGCTTGGGCGGTACCAGAGCCAGCCCTCATGCTTCCCCGTCTTCGCGTTCACCTTCTGGCGCCGCTCCTCGACAGTGAGCTCTTTGAGGCTCGCGTCGCTGGCATTCTGAGGCGCCGAGAACTGGCCCTCGGGCATCAGACCGAACCCCTCCCACTGCTGAGCGAGATAGGATGAGAGGCGCTCTTTGTAGTGGTCGACCTTGATCGTGAACGCGACGCACTCGGCGGGCATTGGGGCGAAGTGGCGGAGGTTGCCCCCCTTGACCTCCTCGCGACCCATCGTCGCGATCACTCCGCTGTCGTATTCGCTCACGAACCGGAACACGGTATCCCGGCGATACCCGGCATCGATCGCGCTCAACCACGGACGATAGCGGTTCCCGTCGTCACCCTCGTAGATGCGAGTCTCGATGAGATTCGCGACCTTGCCCCATGTGTCGGGGCATTTGTGGTCCTCGGTGTCCCCGCGGAAGATGTGATAATCGAGAAGAAAGAGCCTAAATCCGCGCGCGATCCCAAAAACGCCGACCGCTAACCAGTCACCCTGAACATCGACTGCACAGAAGACGATGAGGATCGGCGAGCCGCAATGCTCGAGAGCGAACCGATTCGGAACGAGGTGCTTACGGTTCCCGTCGTCGTCGTGACAGTAGTCGTAGACGCCGATTCGCCGATGCTGGCTAACCCGCTCGAACTTGACCTTCGTGCCGCTGAGCTCGAACGGAACGCCGAGAATGTTGTTGTAGAAAACCTGGAGTTTTTCGGCGTCCCGCGGCTTCCGCTCCGCCACGTTCCATGCCCCGAGCCACTTCCGGACCTGGATCTCCCACGGCTCGAGTCCAGGAGGGCTCAGGAGCCCCGGAATGTGATAGCTCCGAATATCGGGGGCGATCGGGACGGACGTCGGCACCCACTGGGCTCCGTTCGCCGGGTCAAGAAATCTCTTCTTGTCCTCGTTGATGTGCTTCCGGCCGCAGCCGCAAGCAAACGTATAATAGACCGAGCCAGGAACGAGGCGTCCGTCGCCGTCAAGCTCCCAATGCATCCCGGTCCGTTCGCCGGTCTCCGGGTTGACGCGCTCCCACCGCAGCGCCTCGGACCACTCGCAGTTGAGGCAGCGGACGCGATATTCACGCTGATCCCCGTTTTTGAACTCGGCCTCGATGAGCGACTGGCCCTTGATGTTCGGGGTCGAGCCGAGGAGGAGCTTTCGGCTGTCCGGGAACCCCGCCATGCGGGTCCGAAACAGGCTCGCTGGGTCGCCGTCCTTTCCGACCAATTGCGGCCAGCGGTCGCACTCGTCGCCGGCTCCGTTGCGAATCGAAACGGAGCTGAGTTTGTTCGCGCTCTTTGCGCCTTGCGGGATGAGCCACCCACCGCCAGCAAACTCAAGCTTTTTGTTGGTCGAGCCGGTCTTGCGCTTGTTTCCTTCGTCAGAGGAAACGATGAGATGAGACAGGTTTGAGGCCTGAATCATCGGCAAAATGTAGTTGTTGAGGCGAATCTGCGCGAGCTCGTCGTCGGCCGTAACGAGCATGCAGGGAGCGTTCTTGATGTGAACGATCCAGTAGAGAAACGCGTTCTCGAGGACACCGACCGTGTAGCCGATCTGGGCGCCCTTCATGACGATCACCTCCCGAATCGGGGAGTTGACGTCGCAGCAGTCGAGCACCTCGCGCAAAAAGGGCGTGGTCGAAAAGCTGTACGAACCTGGTAGATTCGTTGTGCTGGCCGGCAGATAGCGGATTCGCTCCGCAAGCGAACTCGGGGACTCTTCTGCTAGCTCAGTGGTCCACGCCTCGTTCCGCTCCGCCAGCCATGATGCATCATCGAGCATTTCGCAGCCGGCGCGTCATCTGCTCTTGGGCACGTTTCAGGTTCGCGGAGATCTGCCCTTTGACATCGAGCTCCGCCTGCTCGATCCCCACGTTCGCTTTCGCGAGTGCGTATATAGACCTCACAATCGTGCGCGGTGCATCGGAGAGCAGCCGACGAGAGAGCTCCTCAAGAAGCCCGAATACATAGGTTTCGACGAAGTCGCGCTCGATGAGCTGCCCGAGGCGCTCCTTGTTCTTTATTTCCTGCGCATGGGCGGCCGCGATCTCCTTTCGGGCCGTCGTCGCTTCGCGGAATTTCTTGATCGTCCCGAACTCGTCGACGATCACCCGCAGCGGGAGATCGAGACAGGTCGAGACGTCCGGGTAGCGCTCCCGAAAATTCGGGCTGAGCTCTGGGAGATCGTAGTTCTCGGGCGGATCCGCCGACTCAGGAGGAGCCGGGTCCGGCTCGCGGATTGCTGCTCTGGGAGGAACAATCCCCTTGCCTCGCAGGTAGGCTCGAGCTGCCTCGTGCCCGATGTCGATCAGGTCGCCGACGCACGCCTCTCGAAGTGCGCCTGATTCGCGACATGCTTGGGTGACCGCGGAGGGCGACACGCCAGCGCGACGCGCGAACTCCGAGCGCGTCTCGAGCTGGTCCGCCACGTGATTCCAAAAAGCTGCTTAAAAACGCTTAAAAGTCCAGGAAAGTCGAGAGTTTGATCGAAGGCCGCGGTGGCAAAACAAAACTGCGCACCCCGCCCCCCCGGTCACAGGACCCGTTCAATAACCGAATACTTTATTCCGCTTCAGCTGTTCGATGACCGCCCTCTCGTGAATCGAGGGCAACTTCGGCCTGAGCTCGTCGATTGCCGGGTCGAGAGTTTGGTTCGCGTCGACTCTCACTGAGCCTCGAGACATGTCCCACACCATGCGCAGGGTGCCACCCCTCAGCGAGCCCTTGCGCTCGAAGATACCCATGCGCCTGCCACCGAGTTCGAGGAAAACGAACCGGGTGCCGCTCTTTGCTGCAGCCGCGATCGCTCCGTAGTTGCGCGCTTGCCGCGACACCCCGCCGGGGCGGGGGGCCAATTGAATCGCGCTCTGCCATCTGCGCCGGGCGACCAACCGGGTACGGGGATTTGCGCCATCCTGTCCGGCCGCATACCCCGTGGGGATTGGCAATCCGTGCTTCCCCGATGAGCTCTCGGTGAACCCCTCCTCTTGCTTCTCGAGGTATTCGAGGGCCGAACCGAGTTCGCTCTCCATAGCGCTCACGAGAAGCCCGTTCGCCCGGTCGACCAGAGCAGAGCGCTCTGTCCACCGATTCCTGAGCGTGAACTCGCCGCGCATTTTGCGCTGCCAGAGCAGTCGGCCTTGGAAGGCCGACTCATTCAGCGCCTTCCTGGCGGCGAACGGAATCGCGCGAGTCGCGAAGAGCTTCAGGTCCCTCTCGGCCTGCTCGAGTCCGACTATGCGGACAACGTTCTGTCGGGCCACGGTGGAGGACCGGAGCGGCGCGCGACGAGGTGACCCATCACAGGGAGGAGGACCTGCAGCCCCTCGTCGCGTGCTCCTACCCATAGGCCACGGGAATGGCGCTAAATGGCGCTAAATGGCGCTAATACTCGAGTAGTCCTCTGAATCAGAGAGAAACGCGCACCTTCAGCGGAAAGGTTGCGGCAAGTCCAACGGGCGTCGGCGAACGTGAGAGCGCCCCGGTGGCATCGACGCCGCTGCTCGAACCGGCGCCGCTCTTCGATGTCCTCCCAGCGCATTGTGGGCGCAACGTACTTCACCGCGTCGCCACCGACCCAAGAACGCACCCATGACGGGCGAAGAGGCTTCACCGCTTCCTCCTCGGTGTCACGAGCTCGCTCAGAATGTTGGCCCGAGCTTTGCCGAGCAACGTCTCCGAGATCGCACGCTCGCGCGCCTGGATCACGCGAGCCGTCTCGAGCTCCACCTCGGCTCGCTCCCGCTCCGCCTGGGCTTTGGCGACCATCTCGCGAAAAATCTGCTCCTCGAACTTGTTCACCCGGCCCTCCGTCGGGCGATCTGCCTCGCCACCTCGTCAGCGACGAGGTCCATCGTCCTCGAGCGCTCACTCTCGAGGTACTCGACGATCTCGCGCTTCAGGCGCCGATCGTCACGAGGGACGAGGTCGGGCGCGTGCTTCCTGAGCGCCGCGAGGCTCACCCGGAGATGAGTGCGCTCGGTCCCACCGAGCCGGACGAGGAACTCCTGACCCAGCTCGCGCTCACGTGCGATGAGCTCACGGCGGAGCGCGCGAGCTTCCCGGTCCTGTGAGTGGTAGCGGATAATCCGCTGCATGCCCCGGAGCGAGACCGCTCGATTCTCCGGTGCCGTCTCTACCTGCTGCTCAGGGTCACCCATAGTCCCCATGCCTCCTGCAAAATTGCCCTCGATTGCGTGCGGACGGTCGCGATACGCTCGCCCCGTGCCGCGGTCGGTTGCTTCGCCTGGGCGTTTTTGACGCCGTCGAAGAAGCTCCTCTCATTGACCGTCTTGAGGCGCCGCTCCTCGAACCATGCCGAGCCCTCGGCGGTGAGCACCCACAGGGCCTCCTCAGAGCCGTCCGGCGCGTAGTATGCGGCCAGTACGCACCAGAGGAGCGGGTCGCGGCGGTTGACGCGATAGAGGATTCTGTCGACGCGCCCGAACCGCTCCATGCGCTCGATGTTCCCGCCGGGCTCGACGTCGCTCCCGACCACGCTCGAGCCCGTCTGCTGGACCGTCGGAGCGCGCCTCGAGGGCGCGTGGCGGCGCCACCCAATCCCATGGCACTTGGGGCACGTGAGGTCCCCGGGGATGTACTCCTCGCCGGTGCAGAGTGAGATGAGCTTCCGATTCCGGTGCTCTCGTGACGAGAGCACGAACCCCGTGCCCGGGCGCTCCGCGACGAGCTCGTCGCCATCCTGGTAGGCGTCGAAGCCGCCGCACTCTCTGCATGGCCGCAGCTCGACACTGAACAGCTCGGCCTGCTCGAGCTGGTGCCCGAAATTGCTCGGTGCGGCGAAAAAGTCGACGCCATGAACGAAGTACA